CAAGAGTCTATCCACCTGGATAGAACTAGTTCAATCATCTCTTTTTGCCGCCGGGACCTTTAATAATCACTATATTGGCTATTATAACGAAGTTGTCCGTCAACTAGAGTCTGATGAAACTACGTTTGATCAGAAACTAAAGTTGGGGAAACTCGCCACCTTCTCCGATGGTGGCGGAAAACAACGTGTAGTAGCCCTGCCTGATTTTTGGACACAGTTATTCCTGAAACCGTTACACAAGATTCTTATGAAGAGTCTCGAGTTGTTCCCACAGGATGCTACTTATGACCAGGACGGTAAACTCGTAGAGTTCGTCGCCCGTGGGTACACAGCAGTTTACTCCCTAGATCTGAAGGCAGCTACCGACACCATACCACAACGTCTATATATTGACGTCCTTGGGTATATTTTCGGTCAGTATGTGGCAGAGCTTTGGGTTAAACTCCTTGTGGATAGAGACTACATCTTTTCCGTCGGACGTGAGAAGAAACCTATACGATATACTCGGGGACAGCCCATGGGGGCTTTGTCTTCCTGGCCTGCTATGGCTTTGGTACATCATGTATTGGTCATGTACGCAGCTAGTTTAGCTGGTGTGCCTGGTCTTTTTATTGATTATCTAGTTCTTGGTGATGACGTCGTCATCGCCAACTTAGCAGTTGCTGAGCAGTATATCAAGGTGTGCAACCAGTATGGGATTAACCTTAGTCTTCCTAAGTCATTCTGTAGTCAAACTAGTGGTTTACTTCAGTTTGCTTCACAAGTCTATTATAAAGGCGTCAACGTATCTCCTGTTTCTTTCAAACAAGAGTTACTCTGTCGACGCCCCGTCGACCGACTAGCTCAAGCCTGGGCCATCTTGTCAAGATGGTATCCAGGGGAAGGAATATCACGATTGATTAGGTTAATGGTGCCCCGCTCACTATGGCCTGAGGTTTCTCAGTCATTAAGTAGTGGTGAGTCACACCCTTTAATCCAGTTGATCGTCAGGACCTTGCTAGTTCCTGGTACACTTAGTTCTAAGTGTATCACGAACACAAGGGCGTCTATACTTGGTTTCCTGTCCACTTACAGTGGTTCATTCAACCTAGGACGCATTCTGACTGCCCAGAAGGGCTTGATCAGCAAACCGCTGGAAC